TTGCTTTCGATATCTTCATAGATTACGGCGACACACTAGGTATTCAGTCCGAGGATCAGCGAAAACTGATTACAAGCGAACTCGAAAAGATAAAAAGGAAATTAGACAAAAATGTCCAGTAAATAATCGAATTTACTGGACATTTTTTACCGTTATAACGGTAAAATTCAGCATTTTACAGCCATCCACCTATAGCAATCGGGTAATATAGGTGCTATAGCAGTAATTACTCAATATTTATCACATCTGATTTAACCCTATTATCATTATAAATGTTGTAATTGTAATTTTTTTAGTATTTATATTAAAGATCATAATATGAAAAATTTAAATAACATAGGAATCTATAAAATATTAAATACCGAAAATGGTAAATATTATATAGGTTCGTCGAATGACGTTAAAAATAGAATTAGAAAGCATTTTGAATTATTAAAAAGAAATTGTCATCATAGCATTTATTTACAACACGCCTATAATCTGTACGGAAAAGACGCTTTTAGCGTATCAATTTTAGAAAACTGTAAAATCGATCAAACGCTAATAATAGAGCAAACATATTTAGATGCTATTACAGACTGGACTCAATGTTATAATATAGCTAAAATGGCAAGCGGATCGGGATATGATTTGGCGTCGCATCCCGACTGTGAAGAAATCAGAAAAAAAATGAGTATAGCAAATACTGGTAAACACGCAAAACCATTTTACATTAATGACGTGAGATATAAAACATTGAAAGATGCATCACTTATTTTAAAAATTCCTATAGTAACAATTGCATATAGGCTAAAACAATGGAATACTAAAAATTATTATTACGATGGACTTTTTAAAGATACTGAATATAATGAGAATCTTTCGAAATACTATAAACAACCCATTCTAAGAAAGCCAAAGCCAGTAAAAATTAAGATAAAAAAAGTGCCATTTATTTTAATTCGTCCTGTTTTTATTTGTGGCATCATTTATAATACCGTTAAAGAAGCCTCTCGGCAGTTAAAATCAGAATACCATACCTTATTATATAGAATTGGCTCAAATACTATTAGGTATAAGGATTACTATTACATGGATATGCCTAAGAATATTTGTGACTTGACGACGATAGATCAAATATATGAAAAAATATCTGAAAAAAAGATTGGAAACACTAATCGTAAAAATAAACCATTTACGATTAATGGTATATATTATAATTCTTTGGGTGATGCTTCTAAGACAATAAAACTATCAAAAGACGCTATATCTAATAGAATAAAAAGCGATAAATATACTGAGTATAGATATGCTTAGTTATTCAAATGGCATGGTGTCCAATTTGACAGGTACACACTTCACAGTTTTGAAATATGGCTTGAATCCGCCAATACTTTTCTTAGTTGTGTCAGTTACATTATTTGCATTCTCTACTTCGTAGAATCGGCTCTTTTCGCCGCTAAAGTTATATTCGATGATGTCGCCTCTGGATATGTCCGCATTTTTTTCTTCGAGTTCTTTCAGATACACGCCAAAGTTTAAAGCACCTGAGTCATCACGTGAAATTCCTCCTTTTCCATCGCCATAAAATACCTGTGTACCATCCTCAACACCAACCATAACATTTAATCTGATTGGCGGAAAGAATTTTTTATCTATACTTTTTGCTTGACCGTATAAGCTATGCGTTTTTGTTTCGATAACGTTTATTTTATAAAATGTTACGAATTGAACATTGTCTGTTTTCAAGTATTGTCTACCATAAAATATATCGAGATCAAATGAACTGTCCGTCATGAACAATCCATATCTTTCGTCTTCCAAATTAATTCTATTTGCTTTCTTTTTCATATTAAATAGCGAGTCTGAATATAAATACTTGTTTTTATAAATTAAAGTATTTATATTTGTAGTGTTAAATAAATACATAAAATGAAATATACTAAAGATAAAATAAAAACATTAAATATTAGATTAGAAGCCGATTTAAAAGAAAGATATTATAAATTTCTTAAGGATAATGGCTTTTCAATGGCAAAAAGAATAAGAATATTGCTTGAAAATGATATGAAAAAATGAACGATAGTAAAATTGATTTTTTTACAGCCGAAAATAAAAATGGTTTAAGGTCTTCTGAAAAATACTTATCTGAGAATTATAACAATATATTTAATTCCGTTATTAATTGGAGTGCTGCATATGTAAATATGCAATTTAAAGAAAGAATATATCTTTATATGAATCATATGTTATATAAGCCTAAGTGCTTAAAATGCGGTAATGATATCAAATTTACGGGATCATTTATAAAAGGATATCGAACATACTGCTCACGAAATTGTGCATGTATGTCCGATAATAAAAAAATGAAAACAATCGAAACAAATATATCACGATATGGCGTAGGCTGCGTATTTAAATCAGATACAATTATAGAAAAAATTAAAAATACAAATATAGAATTATATGGCGTTGAAAATGTTTTCTCATCGAAAGCAATAAAAAGTAAAATAAAACAAACAGTTTTAGAGACATATGGCAATGATCAATATTCAAAAACAGCCGATTTTAAAAAAAAATATGAAAAAGCCATTAAAGCTAAATATGGCGTAAGTCATTTTTCAAAAACAAATACTTTTAAAAATGACTTTAAAGCAACAATGACTAATCGATATGGTGTTGATAATCCATTAAAAAGTGCCGAAATAAAAGAAAAAATGCGTGTAAACTGTGACAAGGCTTTCAAAGCTAGATTAAAAACAAAAGGGTATGATGTTATTAAAATTGATAATTATCTTATAACTGTTATGCATCCAGATGGACATATATTTACAGAAGATAGAAGATTTCTTATTAATAGATTTAATACAAATGTTGAGCTTTCAACAGAACTGTTACCAAAGTATCATTCCAATCCAGAATCCGATTTAATTTCTTTTATCGCAAGCCTTACCAATAATTTGCTTTTAAACAAAAGGTCTATTTCCGATGGTAAAGAAATAGACATTTATATACCCGATAAAAAGGTGGGCATTGAATTTGATGGACTATATTGGCATTCAAACATATATAAGGATAAGCAATATCATAAAAATAAGACAGAATTATGCAAAAATGACGGCATACAATTATTACATGTGTTTGAAGATGAATGGGCAAATAAAAAAGAAATCGTTAAATCCATTATAAGGTCTAAATTGGGAATGATTGAAAATCGAATCTATGCTAGGAAATGTGTTGTTAAGGAACTTGAATCTAAAGACTGTTCTAAATTTTTAAATGAAAATCATTTACAAGGCAATGTGGGCAGTGCTGTTAAATTGGGTTTATACTTTAATAATGAGCTTGTTTCTGTGATGACGTTCGGTAAAAAAAGGGTTTCTATGGGCGTTAAGGCGAGATTAGACGGCGAATTCGAAATGATGAGGTTTGCCAATAAATTAAATACAACTGTTATTGGAGGCGCTGGTAAATTATTAAAGCATTTTATAAAAACGAATAATCCTGTATCTATATTGAGTTTTGCTGATAGACGTTATTCCAACGGCGGATTATATAAACAATTGGGCTTTAAATTTATTGGTAACACAGAACCAAATTATTTTTATTTTAAAAAAAATGAACTTATTCGAGAATATCGTTTTAAATATAGAAAAGATATTCTTGTTAAGAACGGCTTTGACCCATCCTTAACGGAATTTGAAATCATGGCAAAAAGAGGATTTCTTCAAATATATGATTGCGGCTCAATGAAATTCGAACTTAAATAGCAATTATTGGGAACATAATGGGCTGAAAACCTCTTTCCTTGTTAATATTCTCTGCAATTGTCGCTCTTTCCAAAGTTAAATTAGACTGAGACATTTTTTCCAATGCGTCGATAATGACTTTTTCGGTATCCTCTTTTAATTTAGTGCCTTCGTCAAGTAGATGGCGATAATCCATTACCAAAGCTTTTTCAGCAACCCCTAGTTCGCCCGTAAAGAAGCCCCTAATGCCTCCGACAACCATTTTCACCTTAGCAATTAAAAGATTTCTTATTTGCTGTTTCGCAACGTCATTTAAATTATCCCATTGTAAAACTTCTGTTGGAGCATCCGATGGCAATCTAACAATATCAGAATTCTTTTTTAAACATTTTTTCACATCTTTTGATGACGAAAACATTGTATCATAATACCAATACCATACTTTTCTACCAGCATAATGTTTGCCCCAGCCATAAGCAATTTCATGGCGGCCCCCAGGAATTGGATACAAATGAAGCATCTTTTCGCCTGTTTCTAAGCCAGTTATGCGATAAGTTAAAATAGATTGAAGTACCCTTTGTTTCATGCTTCTGTCCTGTGCTGATAATAATGCAGAATATGTGGGCTGAACATACATAGATGGACGCCCAAGGTATGACCAGCCAGCCATGCCTGGCGTGAACGTGTTAAGTGCCATAGGATCAATGAGTCCAGCATCTACTGACGGCGGAGTTTCCCATAAAACCTCATTAACTTCTCTACCAGCAGGTATTAAATAATGCTGTGTATTTTCGGTAGTTAATATGAAGTCACGTTTTAATTCCCAACCAGCACCAGCAGGTGCATTTGTGCCTAATCCAACTTGCTTTGAATATGCATATGTAAATGCTTTCATATAGTTGTTAGACTTAGTCGTAAAAGCCGAAAGGAAGTCACTACCAGTCTTATCCATGCCCTCTAAATTGATCCAGTTCTGATGTATTAACCATGAGTTAACGAACGATGAATAGTCCTCTATAACCATTTCAAGATATGACATCATCATATCATCTTTGATTTCAAAAGGTCTTAATGGATAGCCCATTTCATGTTTTACATGAAGAAACAATTTATTTTTATTTACGCTTGTTATTATCGCCATAATTTAGTATTTTTGTACCTAAATATAAATACTAAAAAATTGGAATATGATTAAGATTGAATACGACATTAAATTGAATGAGGAAACTGGCATGCCTTATATTGATTTACCCGAAGGTTACGTCATGAAGTCTGAGGATAAATTCTTTGCTTTTGAAATTACTAGATACATTTTAAATGGTATGATCACAAGTAAAAATTATAGCGGAACACCAGTTCTCCAAAAGATATTAGAAGATAATTTTGCCTTTATTAGTGATGTTGCAGCAGAAGTCGGCTCACTCATATTGGGACAAATGAAAACAAACGCTGAAATATGTCGAGCATTTGATATGTTTTATAATTTTAAGGTTGATACCTTCAAAGATTTATCAGGAAGAGATAAATTTCAATATGATGATAAGCTTTTTCTACTTGATGAAGGTCTACTTGTTTATGTAGTTGACGAGAAAGAAGTTTATGAGTATAAAGTAGACGGAGTTACGAACCTTTCATCTTGGGTAAGAAAGGACGGGGCGTTTTAATGAAAATGATTCCAACAGCCGAACAAAAAACAATCTTTAAATTCGTTAAGGATCGACCTGAAAATATTTTAATAGAAGCATTCGCTGGTTCAGGTAAATGTCTCGGATTTAACACGCCAATTTTAATGTATGATGGATCAATTAAAAATGTTCAAGATATTGTAATAGGCGATCAATTAATGGGTGATGATTCGTTGCCAAAAGACGTGTTAAATACGAATATAGGCAGCGGCGAATTATACAAAATAATTCCAATGAATGGCGATGAATGGATATGCAATGATGTTCATGTTTTGACAATTCATAATGAATTGTCAAAAAAGCTAATGGATATACCATTAAATGAACTTAAATATCCTAAATACCCAAATGGTAATTATAGGTACGCAAGACTTCAAAGAATTGGTGTCGAATTTTCAGAAAAAAAAATGGAAATCGATCCATATTTAATGGGCTTATGGCTTGGTGACGGTACAAAAGAAAATGGATCACCATGTATAACCGTACATGCATCTGAGACTCCGATATTAAATTACCTTAAAAATATAAAATACGTAAATATTACGCCAAAATTTAATGAATATGTAAAAAATATTTATACTGTAAGTCTCACAACGCCAAATTTTAATGGACGCAAAGTAAACAATGTACTAAGAGATGAATTTAAAAAATGTCTTAATAATGATGGAAGCTTTTCTATACCAGATAATTATTTACGTAATTCTAAAATAAATAGACTAAAATTGTTGGCAGGCATAATAGATACCGATGGCAACAATGCTGGCAAATATTATGAGATTATAACAAAATATAAATCATTTGCTGATGATCTCTTATATCTGTCACGTAGTTTAGGCTTTGCAGCTTATTGCAAGCCTAAATCAGGAACGATAAAGCCCTTAAATTTTACTGGCAATTATTATAGGATTAATATAAGCGGATCATTTGAAGAATTACCATGTTTATTAGAAAGAAAAATATGCGAACCTAGATTACAAATAAAGTCAGTTTTAAGAACTGGTTTTAAAACTGAAGCCATAGGTATTGGAAATTATTATGGCTTTACATTAAATGGCAATGGCAGATTTTTATTGGGCGATTTTACTATTACACACAATACCACAACAATTGTTGAGGCGGTAAAATTATTACCATCATCATTAGCTATAACATTTTTAGCATTCAATAAACATATTAAAGAAGAGCTTTCTTTAAAGCTTCCAGAGTATGTTAAATGTTATACTACTTATGGATTAGGCTATGCTGCGATTATGCGTAAATATAAAAATAAGATCAAATTTGACGAATTAAAAATCGATAAAATAATTCAGAAAAAAGCCAAATCATGGTCTTTATCGGACAATATTAAAAATGAGTCCGATAAATATATTTATTTCGGACAAATAAAACGATTAGTCGACGCTTGTCGCCTAACTTTAACACTAAAGCCAGAATATGTCCCATATATATCGGACAGATATGACATAGGCTTAAATAAACCAGAGGATATGAAACGAGTTTTAAAAGTATTAGACGCAGCTACAAATGACCGCTTAACATTCGATTATACGGATATGGTGTATTTGCCAGCTGTTGATAATTCAATATGGATGTTTCCACAGGATGTTGTTTTTGTTGACGAATGTTTACCTAAAGATTCATATATTTCAACTGAAATGGGTAAATTGAAAATATATACATTATTTAATAAATTTAATAAGAACGAAACTCTCCCAATGGTAACAACATTTAATGAGGAGAGTAAAATATTTGAATATAAGAAAATTAAAAATATTTGGTGTAACGGTATAAAGAATGTTCATTATGTTATGTTGGGTGGAAAAAGGAAGTTAAAATCAACCGTAAATCATAGATTTTTAACTGACAATGGCTGGAAAAGATTAGACGAACTTAAAATCGGTGATGCTATAATTAGTAATTATAATGACCAGCCATATCATGAGTTTCTAAATGAATCGCAGAAAGAAATTTTTATAGGATCTATAATAGGCGATGGTCATTTGGACGCCCTATCAGAACACATAAATAGAATACGAGTAATACACGGCGCCAATCAACTTGAGTATATTAAATGGAAAGCATCGTTTTTTGATTTGGCATTGACACACATATTGGAAAACGGATTTTCAAAAAAATTAGCCCATACTTTCGGAACTCAGGGATTTTTTATAAATACTGATAAGGAAAGGGCGATTAATGAATTAACAGCTAAATCGTTGGCAATTGCATGGATGGACGATGCTAATATAAATAAGAATAATTATTTATCGTCACGATTATACTCATATGCAAATGATTTAAATCTTATTACTAAATTATCCGATGCCATATTAAATAAGTTTGGTATAGCATCAAAAATAAAAAATAGTAATAGTAGCTCAACAGGCATCCTATATTATTTTCTAACCTTTAATAAAGAAAATACAATAAAAATATCAAAATTAATATCGCCATTCATTCACAAATCTATGGATTATAAAATAATGCCTGAACATAGATTGAATATATCTGAAAATAATTGGCGTAAATCTGAAAAATCGAATATCGGATGTTGCGTGGTAACTAAAGAACACACTTTTTATAAAAGTGAAAATGTTTATGACATATCTGTTGAAGATAATCATAATTTTATAATTACATCGAAATCGATGGGAATAAAAAAATCTGTTGCTGGCGGTTATGGAATTGTCGCGCACAATTGCCAAGACATGAATAGGTGCCAAATTCGAATAATTGAAAAAATTCTAAAAAAAGATAAAGTAACTGGTAAGACGGTTGGGAGACTTATTGCCGTTGGAGATTATTTTCAAGGTATTTATGGCTTCAATTTTTCCGATGATAAATCATTTCAATGGTTTAGAGACTATAAAAATACGTCGATATTGCCGTTATCATATTCTTTCAGATGTGCTAAAAATATAATATTAAAAGCAAATGAGATTGTTCCAGATATAAAAGCACTGGAAACTGCTCCAGAAGGCACAGTGAGAGAGGGTTCAATTCTAAAAGAAGCTGAGAGTGGCGATTTTGTTTTGTGTAGAACGACAGCACCTTTAATCAGATTATTTTTTGAATTACTCGTTCAGCATAAAAAGGCAGTCATAAAAGGAAAGGATATCGGCGATGGTTTAATCGAAATGATCAAAGATCATAAGACAATTGATAAAATGATATATTATTGGGAAACGAAACTCTTTAATATGAAAAGAGATTTGGCTGCCACGCAAATGCTAAATCCTGAAAAACATACTGGATATGTCGCTTTAGAGGATAAAGTATTAACATTAACATTTCTCGGCAGACTATCTCAAGATATAATCGATTTAAAGGCTAAAATATCAATGATTTTTAGCGATGATAATGGCGACGGAATCATACTATCAACGATACATAAGGCTAAGGGTAGCGAAGCTAATAGAGTATTTATTGCTCGTCCAGATTTAATGCCATTGCCTTGCTCAAGAGGCTGGCAAATGGCACAGGAAAAAAACTTGGCATATGTCGCAATTACTAGAGCTAAGCATGAATTAATTTATGATAATGAGTGGACTGACGAAAAAATGGAGGATTAAGATATGGCAAAAATAGTGTGTTATGATGCAAGATATATTTTGGATAAGTGTAAAAAGGATGTCCTGAATTACATGGTAGATATTGAAGTGTTCACTCAGAAAGATTATGATCTTTTAACGCAAGCTGAAAAGGACGGATTGATAAATATGTTTGGTAACAAAATATTTATATCAGATATCAGTATACCTGTTACATTTAATAACACTATAGTTGGCTATACATGTAATGAAGGTAAAACAATCGAATTTGTTGATAACAACGCAAGGGACATGCTACAAGACATGCTTAATATTCAAGGTTTGATAGGTATATCATCAAGATCAGTTGGAAATATAGACGAATACGATTTTATAACGAATAAAAAACCAATAGAATTATCATTTTTTAAACTAAATAAATTAATATGAAAATAATTAGCTTTGATGCATTTTTGGACGGCGGAACATTTAATGTTAACACCGATAAAGGGGATTACTATTTTGATCACAGAATAAAGACAACAACAGCTGGTAAACTATATCTAGGTTACCCAAGGCATGATAATAGTAATATAATCAATAACTCGGACGAATTGGAACGCGAGATCATAGATGTTCTAAAAACATATAAGGCTGGGTTTTATCAGCAAACAGTTGATAACATAATACAAAAATACGAAAAATTATGAAATGGTATGTAAAAATCGAAAATAAGCCTAATCTACGCATAGCCGTAACTTATGACGGGCTTACAAATAATCTTATATTCACTGGCGAATATAAGGAAAAGAATCTTTCGTGGGTTCCTATAACTAGAAACGAGGTAAAATATTCAAATGAGACATTTGATATAATTTCCGAAATTCTTTATAATGTTCATATAAAGATGGCTACAATTGTCGATAATATTAATTATATTGCTAGTCAGTTTGAGCATATAAAGTTGATCGAAGTCGTCGATGAAGACGCTGAGGAAGAAGGTTAAAAATTATGAATGGCTTTAATACGACCATTTAAAGCCATTCATAATTTTTTTATCTTTACACCATCGAGATATTGTTGATTGATTAACATTTTCATTCTTTGAAGCAATCGCTGTTGATTCGAATATGTTTATTATAATATCATTTAAATTTCTTTTATAAACCCTTTTACATAATACATCCTTCTGTTTATCGGATATACCATTTTTTAATTTAGTTTGACTTATTTTATCCTTTGTAATTTGATCTCTTTCTTTACCGAGCCAGAATTTTGGAGAATTTATGCTCAATTCTGTTTTTTCATCGTCTGTCTTTGCTTTGCCATATTTTTTTGCGTTATCAGACCCAGCAATAGCTATTCGATTATTAATCCATTCGGTAGATTGCTTGATTCCCTGATGTGATCTCGACATTTTTTCAAGAGTTTCTGTAGATGGAATTGAATTACATCCGCCAGATTCTATATTATATCCAAAATTTCGATCATTTGATTTATATTTCGAAATGTAATAGATTTCTTTTTCATTTAGCTCGGTTATATTTGTGGCACTATCAATCATGGTGAATTCAAATGCATCCCAGCCATATTTATTAAATGAGTTTAATAAATATTGATTATAAAATACACCTTTATTATATGCACTTTTATACTCCCATATTCTTTTATTAAGTGTTCGAGTTGTTTGACCTATATATATAACCAAAAATAACCATATTATTCTCATTCAATCTGATAACGTATCGTAATTTACCACAGTTCCATACCCTTTTAGAATCATCCCTTATTATACTTTTTTGTATGTCGCTAATTTCATTGTTTCTAAAAAATTTAGTACCGTAAGTAAATTTATGATATAAAATATTTGAACTTTTTAATAAAATCTTGTAATCAGGTTGAATAACTTTATTCAGATAAAAATTATTTGAATCATATATATTTTTATATTTATTTGTATAATTTAGATCGGCGTATGATGTTATTTTTAATGGCTTATAATCGTTTATGAATTGTTTTAAAATCTTAGAAAAAACTCCAACGACAATATGCCCCAAACTTATCGAAAATCTTGACAAATCAAATTCATTATCATTTTGTTTGCCGTTCATTTTTGATTTATTATCGAAAGTCATGACAGCAATCAGTTCATCATTTTTATAAGCACCGTAAAAAATTTGAGACTTATCAGTTCCTTGTATGTGATTTACATTTAAAAAATTATTTTTTATAGTATTTTCAATGTGTCGTATTTTACATTCTCTAGCGTTAATTCTTATTTGATCTCTAAAATTCAACTTATTTATCTTATCTTTTATGATGTTTTTATGATGTTTTAAATCATGATAATTATAAATTATACAGTTTTCATAAGACGTTAAATAATTTTCTTTAATTTTTTTTAAATCCCCTCTGTTCATCGTGATCATATCATCGATGCTTAGGAATAGGATTATAGTTTTATTATAAACCAGATTCTTCATATATTCTATGTATTAACGTTTGTGATCTTTTTGAGGGTGCTTTTGTTAAAAATGCCGAATATCTTGACTCATTATAATTGATATCAAAATCATATTGATTTTTTGTAATATCTATAATTGTGCCATCAAGTTTATTTTTTAAAAACCAATGAGTATCGTTATTTATTTTTAATACTGATGGGCAATAAATTTCCTTTTCGTCGTCATCTAATAAATGATATAACGTTTCCGTTGCAACATAACAGTGACCTGTATATTTGTTTCTGAGTGGCATTTTTCTGTATTTAGGCTTTAATAAGCTGTCATCCAGATTTTCGATTATTAATTCAATTAATTCTTTCATATTTTTCATGCATCTTATTTACTAATGCGATGCAAAGATAAAAAAAAGGACTCACAAATGCAAGCCCTTTTTTTAATATATTTACGACTAGTTTAAATCGCCGATTCCGAATGTCTGTAGACCATCGCAGAAGATTCTACCGAAGTAACGGTTAAGAACCATTTTCTTAGCATAACGAGTGATGATACCACGTATTGGGGTGAAATCATAAGGGTTATACATTACAGGTGTTAACTGCATGGGAACGTAGGGAGCGTATATGTAACCGGTTTCAAGGATACTTGTTCCTTTGTGACCGATAAGGATCGTGTTTGCTGGTGCATATGGATCACGATACACAAGGTAACGTGCTGATAATGTACCGACCTTCTCGATTCCCATATTATACTTATCTTGCTCTGGATCGGCATTAGATACGTGGAAATACTCTAAGTCATCCATTACGGCACTAACTTCTGGAGAAACAACAATCCAAGATGCACCACCACGAAGGGTTGATTTGTGAATCTGGGCACTGATCTGGTTGATCTTGGTTAACAAGGTCTGGTTCCAGTCTTTTTGAGTACCCATATAGGAAGTAGTCTGACGTCTAAGACCGTTATAGTCCCAACGAGCAGTCCAAGCTGCGCCTCTACGAAGGTCACGAAGAATTTCTCTATCGATTTCAGCGGCCATTTGTTCTGACAATAAGGCAGTCAATTCAGCTTCTGCATCAATGTTGTGAAATGCGCTAACGTCCTGTGCAAGTTCTGGAGTCCACTGTGATCTCATTTTACGAGTTTCGACAGAAACAGTTACCTGATCAAGAACGAAAGTTACCTCAGCCATATGAGAATCTTCTTCAAGATCAGAATATGTTCTGTAAGTATAGTTGAAAGTTACACCAGAAGTTGCAGCTGATAATGGTTGGTAACCATCTGCGCCAGGGTAAGTTAAGTCAACAATCAATTCGATAACGCCAGCTGTGTTGACAATTGCTTGTCCGTATTTCTGAACCTTAACATTGAAAGGTAGTGTAGCTCCAGCAAGAATGTTTTCAGCTGCGAAAGCTGTGGGTGCATTGAAATCCACGTTAGAAGTGATCTTCAAACCTGCAAGGAATGATTCAGTATCCTGAGCAGCACCTTTAGGCCCGATCAATTTACCCTGTTCTGTTGCAGTGAAACCACTGAATTTTACACTTACATACTTGTCGCCAGCAACATATGCTGAAACAGTTGTACCTGTATTAGATGTGATAGCTCCTTTAGAGTTGTCGAACAATGAAGTTCCTTCGTCGTTGTAGCTCTGAGCATAAAATGCATCATACAATGAACGTGATTCATACTGAGTACCAGCGTCTGGTTGATTGTCAGCTGCATTGCCATAAGCACCTCTTGGAGCCATATGTGGAGCTGTACTGGTTTTAGGGTTGATGTAATACAATTTACCGATAGGTAAATTCAATGCCTGAACACTAACGATATCATTAGCAAGTAACTTTGCAAATACACGTCTGATGACAGGAAAAGCCACAGTCTCAAACTGACCTGATGATGCTGAATCGGTTGATTCATTGATCATATAGGACAACTGGTTTTCGAAAAGCTGTGCGCAGTTTTCTTTCACATGTCCGTCAAGACCTTTAAGCAAACCGATTTTTTCCCAACGGTTTGTGGTTATTTCTCTTTGTTCGCGAAGTTGTTTAAGTCCAATGTTGCCTACTTCGTTACTTTCTGTTAAAAATCCCATAGTTTTTTAATTTTTATTCTTTAATTTTTATGTTTGCCTAAATTATCTTCTTTCAACATAGTCAATAACTTTCTGCATTCTTCTCATATGCTCGTTATTAACATAAGTTGTTTTTTCTGTCACTTCGTCTAATTTTTGTTTTGAAGATGGCTGTATAGAGGCTGATACTTTATCTTCAATACTTTCAGTGATAGGTTTTTTTCCTTTCTTCATTTCTGAAATAACGGATTTATACTTATTCTGAGACTCAGTGATATCATTAATGTTTTTAAATTCGTTAATGATTTTTATTTTTTCTGGTTGTGTTAACGCCAACTCTTCATTTATTAGAATATTGTTAACATGTGCGAGGTTTGTATTAAATACAGCCATTTCCTTTAATTGCGTTCTGTATTTACCTAAAGCAGCTTTATACTGGTTAATAGTTGCGTCGGCAGCTTCTTTCAACTTAATAGCTGTATTCAATTTCTTGGTCACTGCTTTGTTTTCGTTGATAAGTCCAGCTACTTTCTTTTTTGACTCTTGCATAAATGCTGGAGATTGATCTCTTTCGCCTGCGCTAAGATATTCATTGTTTGGCGTATGTCTACCAGTATTGTTACGTCTGGCAGTATAAGACAAACCATGAGATTCATCAACCTCTGGCTCATTAGAAAATTCTTCTTCTTGTAATGCACTGTCAATTTCGTCGTCAGATGGAAGTTCGATTTCATACACTGAACTAAGATCATCATCTTCGCCTGATGCTGCTGAATCGTCAAATGATGTTTCGTCGCCAGCTGCATCATCACTAGTGACTTCAGCTTCTCCGTTATCTTCAAGACCCATTGCAGCAATAATGCTATCCAATTTATTTCTCAGTTCGATTAATTCATTTCCAACATTTTCGTCGTCACCAACTTCTTCTCCGCTAGCTTCTTCACCAGCATCCTCAGCTTCGGGTTCACTACCCTCAATTCCACCATCAGGAGCTTCTTCACCAGTATCGCTCATGTTATCAAATTCTGATAATTCTCTTTCAATGTCTTCCATTGTTAAGGAAATGTTATCAGCACTTGCACTGCCTTCTGTTTGATCAAATTCTTCTTTGATTACATCCTTTGCAGGAATGTCTTTACCTTTAACTTTTTTCTCGGTCTCTTTGGTTTTCATAACAGAATCTTTGTTTTTTTTATCATCCGATTCTTCGGATTCTTTATTTTTGTCAACATTATCCTTATCGGATTCTTTTGTTGATTTTTTATTTTTTTTAAATTCTTCCTTGATCAATTCGCTAATCCTAGCAGGATACTCTTCAGCTAGTCTACTTTTAGCTCTAGCATCGGAAGCTTCCTTTAATTGGTTATACTCTATTAAGGCGTCTTTTAATAATTTCTTATTTTCCATATTAATAATCGTAATTAATTTAATATTTTACTAATAAATACATTTCATTTGTAAAAAAGTATATATTTTTAATAAAATAATTTATTTATAGTAAAAATATATCGAGAGCACTTTGCATTTTATCTTCATTCTCGCTTAGTTTTTTTGTTGTTACAATAGGCTTTTCACCATTATCTGGAAACAAAAAGGCCCCAGGTGTACTAGGTGAACTAACTAAGTCAAAGCTAATTAACTCAAAATCATCTTGAACATAATTCTCGCCTCTTATTTCTTTCAACGTTCCAACGCCTCTTGATGAAATACCTAATTTCATTTTATTCATGACGTATAAAAGTATCTTATCACCTATAACAGATACAACGCCAGATCTTATGAAACCTGGGCTGACGATCAATTTCAGCTTACCATATAATGTATTTTCGTTATCATCGGTGCCCCACCACATCTTTGTGATCATGTGTGATATGTTTTGTAACGATATAACCGAACTATCTGGGTGATCACAGTTTAATGTCCATAAAGCCTTACCATTTCTCATGACAAATATTGTCTCATTGGGCACTTGAACACATACTACTTTGCCGTCATAATGATATTTATTCACCTTAATACTACGTCTATCCAAATAGATATGTTCGGTTTCGGATAGGTTTAAATTAAATAAAGCCTTTGAGTTTATTCTTTTTATAACTCGCTCAGTCTTTGTTATAATTTCTTCACCGTTAATTATCGAGTATTTATCGTCGATTATAACTCTATCATTTCTTTTTGTATCGATGGTAATATTGCCAGACCTTCCAGATTTATATAAAATTTCATTAAGATCGTATATTAATTTCTTTGAGGTCGAAAATACTGAATTTTTTCTTTGTTGCTGGCCTTTCAAACTTGAATATTTAACATTTCTGCCGTCGCCCAATTGAAACCAGTCAACAAGTATTTTTAACAAATCAGCTGATCCATTTTTTAATTCTGTTGAAATGTATTTTTTTGACGCTTTACCAAGCGGTTTCAAATACTCAAAAAGGGCATTATTCTCAATTACAAAATCAACAGTGCCATTTTTTCTGGTACGTTTATTATAATATAAGCCAGTTTTATTCAGTAAGTTTTCTATTTTTGTAATAACCACTTCCTTTTTTTGAGTTATCTGTATATTTCTATCTTTAATAAGAACACATCCTTCTGATAAATATATTCCCATAAAAGCATAAAATAGTTCGGGTTTGATTTTTATCTTTCCAAACTCAAAGTCAGATAAGCTATCATTATGCCAATTAATTTTTTTTATTATCTTATATTTGCCATTAAAATATTTATTTTCGGATATATTTTCGAAAAGCTCTGAAGCTCTTACCTCAACTAAATTATCATTTCTATCAGCGATTAAAAATCTATGATAAGGCGTAACTTTTATATCAATATTAGTAGATTTAATATGATACATATCGCCAGAATGATCCTCATATATTTTTTTTGATATAATTTGATATTCGGCTTTATTTGTCATCCTGTTCAATGTTAAAATATTTTCAGTTTCTGAAATATCTTTCATCACCTTCCAGCCTTCCTTTGTCAAAATTTTCGTATCAGGCGAAAAACACTCGCCCATAGCCTGATTGTTATCCACCAACTTTTGGTATTCTAAAATCTGTGGTAATAACACTTCCTTGGAATATATTCTACCGTTTTTATTTTTAACACCCCATTTTTGTAAAATACAGGTGATCATCACGGGTTCATTTTCTTTAAATTGAAAACTTTCGGCAATAATCTCTTTATTTAACTCAGCTGATATGTAGCCTGAGTCGGATTCAATTAGAATACCGAATCCACACTCACCTTTTTTTAATATATTGCTCATTTAATGTGTTATTTTCTATATAAATAGTTGGAATTAAATATAAAGTAGTATTTTTGTTTATTAACTATTTATTTAAAAATATACAATGATAAACGATAGTATCTCAACAGCGGTAGCAAATAATAATGGTACAAATTTTCCATACGTGTCAGGCGTAAACTTAGTCGACCCAAATGAATTGCTTAGCACTAACGGTATTTTAAATGGTGCTCCTCAGTATCAAGATATGCATATTTTTGCTAAATTAACAGCAACAGGTACAGATAGATCTGTTATAACCGTAAATGGTAATTTAAATAGCGTTATATCTGAAAGAGGCTCTGGAGTTGCGACGAATTTTTTGGGAGCAAATGTTGACATGAATTTCACAACAAATTGGCATGAAAGTGATTCGCTTGAATCGTTTGGAATAACATCTATTAAGACAACTATTAATTCATCATTCATACCTCAAGTAAATATTAAATTTATTGATATTAGAGGACTATCGTTTTTCAATAACTCAAAATCTCCATATAGAATTTTATTTGATTTTCCGCCACCTATCTTTAATTTAACAATTAAGGGTTTTTTTGGTAAAGCATTATCGTACCAATTGCATTTAGTTAAATATACTAGTGATTTTCAATCAGATACGGGTAATTTTATTATCGACGCCGATTTTGTTGCTATGACATTTGCTCCTTTATCAGATGTATTGTTCCAGTATAGCGCACATACGGCATTAATAGGTGCTGCGCCGCTTAATACAGATTTGGGTGTTAAGCCAGCTAATACACGTGAATTGATTGAGAAAATTAGAATTCTATATTCAAAATTACCTAATAAAGCTAAGAGCGACGCAAATACAGGATATCTTAATAACGCTATAGCTAGCATTGATCATAATAAAGAGGCTTTTGAAAAACTAGCTGCTTTTCAAGCAAGTGAACTCTTGAGTGTTGGAAAGGCTGAACTTTACATTCTATCAACTAGTGGTAAAAAGGATGAAGCAAGTCTAACTGTTTTAAAATCTTTAAATGACTATAAAACAGCATTTAAAGATTTTAATTATGTATCAACAAAGCCTCCATTATATATAGGCTTTGAAACATCTAACATTCCGAATTCAACAATTATTACGCCGTATGCGACATATGCACCATTAACATCCAATACGAGTGCAATGGTTGATGCATTGAATAAATATAGTGCTGATTTAATTGTGCGATTTAATGCTCAATTTAGAAGCGACCCTAATTTTACAGGGTCTATTAAATCGCCAGTGGTTATCAACAGCTTGAGTTCAAACGGTAAGGGCATAGTTGAATATATCTGTATTAATATTACTGATTTATATAATAGTTTACGTGATCATAGTATAAAGTCCACTAACAGTAAAAATACTGCGAGTGATAAGCTAACTATTAGCATAAATAAAATGATATATGAACTATTGGGCATGAAACCTTCAATCTATAATATATTTGAAATATTGTTAAATGATGTCGATGATTTCTTTAATAAGCTCAGAAAAACCTCTAAAGATGCTCAGACAAGACATACTGCCGATATAGGCTTAATATCAAAACCGAATTCAGGCATAGAATCTAGTACTAATGATGTATATTCCTTTCCGTTAATAATGGAAAGGAATATACGAGTGTCGCCATTAAAATTGAAAAATGATCGTGATATTGCCTTTCCTGAATTAGACTTAATAAATGATTTTATCTATACATATCTTACCGAAAAGCAATATTTACAGAAAATGCATACCAAGGAGGATTTGTCTTCAAATGGTAATAATGTGTGGATTCCATTTACGCCAGCTGATAGTATTATCTCAAATTCATTACAAAGCAATTCGACGCCTTATACTAATCCGAGTGATTTAACATTAACATATAATACGTTGATGAATCGATATGATATAATTGCAAACACAATTGATTTTGCAATTATAACAGATGAATCAATTGCCGAGGCTTATGGTACGGCTGAGGCACTTAATTTAGTAAATTCTATTTACGATGTAATTGTAATTGATAAAATATCTGGACAGGCTGAGAATTATTCAAACAATATTTCGCAATTTTTTATTGACGTTAAATCAAATGATTCATACAATTTTAAAGGTACTTATAAAACCTTAAATAGCTCCGAAAAAGGCGTTAAGTTTTATACTGATAGAAAAAACAGTGATAATGAATTCACTGGACTTGAAATTTTTCAAAATTTAGATCTTGTGAAAAGAACAGATGTCGCCAATGACGACCCTATGGATATATTCATGAAAAAAATTAAACCATCTATTTGGAAATCTATATCAACTTCTGAATATAATAGCTTGAATAGCTTTTACACTAGGGAAAATATTCTAGTTATAAAAGATACAAACGAGACAAACGAGGCACCTTTTTCAAAAACAAAATTTTGCTATCCTGCTGATTTCGTCGATAACTGGTCATTGTTTCTAAGCCTATTCAGCGATGTATTTAAAACAAATGACATATTGTTAAACGACCAAAAATTAAGAGCTTTATTTTATTTATCCAATTTTGGTACGACACGCTCAATGTTTTTCAAAGGAAAACCCGATATTAATAATATTATGTTTTCCTTTCCAGCCATTGTTGAGGTGCCGATGTTTCTACCAGCATATATTGGCGGTATATTGGAAAATTTTGTTCCTGATGACCCAAACACGGCCACAAAGATATCATTGTTCAAAACATTATTTAAAACAATAAACTCTGGCGTATATACTGGCGAGAATCTGTTTTCAGACATTAACGATTGTAATGCGTATTTAAGTGCCAATGATAAAGCATTATTTATAGCCGAATATAGCCAATTTTGTAATGAGAATTATGAAGCCATTAATAATTCAGTTAATGAAATGATCATTGAAGCTAATTCTAAATCTTCGGCAGATAAGAAATCATATTTTATTAAAGTCTTGAATGACGATGCTAAATATAAAAATATACAAACAGAATTGATGACCAGAAAATATATTATTAATTATAATGCTATCACATTTAAGATTGTTGATGCTGATGCATCAAATTATAAATCCATAGACGAGCTACATTCTGGAGTGGCAAAAAATAATGTTGAAATGTTTTTTAAATCGTTTTTTAAAAGAGTTTTAACTGAACTGGGAACTAGAAAAAAAGGTTTGAAAGACATTAATGAGTCCTTTAAAAGCAGATCACATGACGAGGATATTATTAATCAGATGTATTATTCATTTAAAAATATTAATGACAAGTGGCTAGCAGGAACAAATGAAAATATTCAAGGATATCCATTTAATATTAATAAAGGCAGTCTTATTGACATGTTTATATTTGTTGATAGGAGTATGAACCCTATTGGCGATACAATAATAAATCCTGAGATATTGGTTGCTTTATTCGATAATAATAATGAAGCAAGCATTTTTACAGTGCTAACGACTCTATTGTCGCATAACGGTTTTGAATTTTTCCCAATTCAAAACTTTATGACGGTAAAAGGTAAAGAGAATTTTGAAAATTGCTTTAGAATTGATAACGGCGTTATTGTGGACACAAGTCCGATGTATGTTTGCATGTATGTCGGCGGTTCATCAAATTATCTTTCTGATAGCAATGGTTATTATTTTAATGACGGCATAGTCGATCTTGAAAAGGATTCAACCGTTTTTTATGATAAGACATTTATTTCGCCTTTCGCCACTGAGAATATTAATCAAATGCGAAATCAGGCGGTTGATTGGGGTAATGTCAATGCATTTAAAGTTAAGTTTGGAGCACAAAATCAGAGTATGTTTAAAGATTTTAAAATAGATAGTAAAGAATTTCCTGAAACAAACGAGTCATTACAAATATTATCGAGACTTGCTGGAGACACTAATATGCAAGCCCCGACGCCAAAGGGCCAAAATCTTTTCAATCTTTATGAAAACAGGGCATATAAGGCGACCATAACTGGCTTGGGAAACGTTATGATTCAACCCACACAGTACTTTCAATTAGAAAATGTCCCAATGTATAACGGCGTATACTTAATATTGGGCGTTGATCATACTATCACTGAAAATAATATGGTGACAGAATTTCATGGAACCAAGATATTGAAATATCCTATACCAAGAGTCTTGGATGCTTCAGTTGCTTTCGGATATGGCGGCGGCAACTCAACGATGACGGACGGCGATGATCATACAACATTACAAGCATCAATGCCTGTGAATAAAATGACTGAAATAAATTCATTACACACATATAAAGTTGGTGAAAAATTTGTAGGATTAACAGCAAAAGCTAAAAGTTTTATTCGTGATACATGTAGCAATCACCAGAGTAAATTATTTACAAGCACATTAGATTATCTTAATGATGGCAATTGGACGCCAAGGACATGGACAGCAAATCCAACATACACACAGCGAACATTGGATTTAAATGGCAAGGTAGTATCATCTACGCCAAATGTGCAGATGACGACTAGTAACTATGCAGACGCTATAATATCATTATACAATTATTATTCATCGATTTATAATTTAGACGCGAATGTAATAGCAGCCGAAGAATATGTGGAATCATCATATGAAACATGTTCATATTCATTCAATTATGACGATAAAAATACTAGAATAAAAACAGGCATCGCTGCAATGGGTATATCGCAATTTCTCGCTGCAACAATAATTGGCAATATATTGAAGAGTAATGATTTTACCGCTGTTGAAAAAGATGCTATAACAAAGGGAATGAACGACATCGATAAAAATGTTTTTATTAGCTCTAAATCGGGTGTAAATGAGATTGATAGCGAGAGAAACCGTATAAAATCAGATATAAATCTACCATTATTAATACAGAATGTGTTTGACAATCCTGAGATAATAATAAAAGCTCATTGCAAATATATAAATTACAATGCTTCGCAGTGTAAAAATTTAGCATCAAGTGCAATATTTTGTTACAATCAGGGCGCACATTATGCACCAAATTATACGAATACGATTCAAAAGGCTAGAGAGCATGGTATAGCTGAAAAGAATATTAATGACGGCATTAAGTATGTTTACAATGTTTTCAAATTATTAGACAACTCGTTCTACGCCAGTAAAGACGTATTGGCATTTGATGAACCCTATGATAGCTTTGCCGCAAATGTCTCATAAAAAAAAGCCTCTGAAATTCAGAGGCTTTTTTTAAAGTATTCCCATTCGTAAATCATATAGTTTTAGAATATCATCGTCGAAAGTTTTTTCTGAATATCTCATTTCATTTATGCGACTAATGGTTCTAGCTATTTTGTCTTCAATTTTTCCGTCGTTAATGTTTTTCAATAATATAATATTTTCAGATATTAATTCGTTGAACATTTCCTCTTTGTTTGCGCAGTTGATAATCTTTCTTAAAAATTCTGTCTCAGATTCGTTTAGTTCCGAATATGTTTCATTGAATTTATTCATTGCTATTTCAATAACATCGTCGTTATATAATTCTTCTTCGACTTTACTTTCGTTGATCTTGTTTTTCTTAATATGATCAATAATAAAATCCAGAGATTCGTGAATAATGTTCACGTCCACATCCGTATTTATTTTCAATGATTCCTGAATTAGATTTCCAATTGATTCATATAGTTTTAATCTATATTTATCAATCTTTTTCACATCTTCTTTTTTTATGAATCTTTTTAATTTAGCATGCTCGGCATCCAGTTCTCGTATTGTATAGGTTTCAAACAATTTTATATTGTTATCAATATACCTCATTGCTTTAATATCTTCTGATATTGTTTTATTTTCAATATTGTCAAGTATATTAAATTCAAGCTGTAGGAGTTCTGAGCCATTTAAGATTTCAAAAATCTCAGAGACCATTCCAACGCCTTCGTTTAAACTGTTTTCAACAATCTTATTTGATATTACTAAATTAGCAATTCCGATATTGATATTGTTCATAATTGGATATTTAATTTGTATATAAATACTATCACTAAATCATTTGTTGTAGTTATTTATCATTTTTTATAACTCCTCCCTTTTCTCTGGTATAAAAATGTCGCAATCAGGGATATTGAGCGTATCAATATCCCTGATTTCCTTTTTAAACTTAATTACAATTGACCTTATATATTCCTCGATTTCGTCTTCGGGAATGTTCCCGACGTTAATAGTAAAAACTCTTTTTTCGGAATGATCGGGCATATTAATATTTTCCATCTGGCAGTTCTATATTTTTTGTAAATTCACTAACATCATTTAAGTCACCGTTGATAAGTTCATCGATTTCATTAATCATATTAATAGCATTTTTATTTGATGCATTTAATTCATTTTCGTAAATAACCTGTGGATTTGATTCGCTCTTCAACTTATGTCCGTAAACAAGTTTTTCAACTCTTTCGTCAAATTCTGTTTCAGACATTAGTTTTCTTCTACCAACGCTTTCAGCTTCTATTGGAGGTAGCTCGGATGGCGATTGATTTGGCAAACCCTCAGCTGGTGGTGACATACTGCCTTCGCCGCCTCCCATATCATTCATTCCGATTGGAGGCATACCACCACCAGCAGGTGCTCCCACAGCAGGTGCGCCGCCTTGTCCAGTGTTTCCACTTGCGACTGCCGTCATAGCTGTTGGGTCGCCATATCTTTTATCAATATCAGCAAATAGTCCAGATTTTTTTATCGTGACAGGCGCATCAGCAAATTCTTGCATAATAACCTTTTCCATTTTCTGTTGTTTTAAGTCCTCAACGATTTCTCTATCGGTCATATTGAATAACATTCTCTTTGCGCCAGTGTGCGACATTGCAGCGATACCACCTTCTGATCTAGTAAGTTCGGTGTATGTTTGAGATTTTTCTCTCAACAATTCAGATTTCTGAATATCTAACTGAGTAGATGGATTTGTTAAAGTTAGCGTGAAGTCATTGAAGTCCTCAGTGCTATAACCTAAAAGATATAAATGAATCATACCCATTTTGGTTAATTCCTGAACCATAGCCTGTTGAATTCTGTTTACTTTCTTAGCAAATCTAATATCAAACTGTGATACGTTTTTTCCACCGCCGCTAGCATCTTGAAATGATAGAAAAGGCTTTGGAATACCAAGACCCATGAACAAATTATCCCTTAAATATTCGATATCATGTATGTCATTAAGGTTCGTAGCACCTGGCAATGTTTCGATACCTGTCTGAGTATTAGCGTTTCTGACAGGCAAGAAGTAATCTTCGTCGTTACCAAGAATGTTAAATCTGTAGTCAATTTGACCGTCGTTTGGAGATACTTGTTGAACTTTTTTAAATTTGGTTGCAACTTTATACATATATTCTTCAATATCATCATCATCAATATTACCAACGTCAATTTTAAAGACCTTTTTCTCGCCTGCTCTTATAATTCTATATGTGAGCATGGCATCCTCTGCCATTATAAGCTGTCTAAAAACCCTTCTTACTTTATTTAGTAGTGATGAACCATATGGAATGTATTTGTCGTCTCCTAGCAGTCTAAAGTGAGCTATTTCAAACGCATTGAATTCGTCGCCAGTCATTCTTTCCTTGAATAGAATACTAGACTTGCCATTGACGATTCTTTCGGTTCTTTCAATTTCAAAATTCACCATTTGCTTGATAGCAGTGATACCCTTTTTTCTTTCGCCTAACATAAGTACGAAGTTATCACCATATTTACAATTCGAAACGAACACGCCATTTCTTTGATATTCGCCATTTTCGTTTCTACCGCAAATCGGAAAATTGTGTCGATCTTGTTCATTATTCGGCCCAACGACTTCCATACAATAAACATCCTGTGTTTCAATAAGTCTTTCAACTGATAAGACTTTATGATTAATTATTACTTCTGCCTTATGCTTGCTAAAGCTAGATATACTGTTTGCACGTTTGAAATTTGACTCATTTATCACATCTGGCTTAATACTATAAACAAAATCGTAATATGATAGGTTTGTTGCTCTGTTAATAAGTTTATACACAGTTGTCGAACTCAATGATTTGTATAGGTCTTTTCTAAAATGATTATTAGTCGCTTTAAATAGCTCCATAAAGGCATTATCATTTTTTAATTTCTCACCCAAATTTTTAGCACTTATATAATTACTACCTTTTAAAAAATTTATTATATAAGCTAAACATTCGTTATCAATTTTTAATGTCATTCGATCCTTAACGTTATTTTTAAAGTTGGTATCAGACCATAATTTTAACATGCCTCTTTTGCGAGTGATATTATGTGCATCATGTAAAGAACTATTATTATAATCATTAAAACACTGAGGATAAATTCCAGACATATCCTCAGACATTTTATCTCTTCTTTTTTTCGAACGTAAATACTTATTAATACCTTGCATTCTCTTTTCAACTACGTCAGGTCTTTTTAAAATCTTTTCAGATATGTTATTATGATATGATATATGATCACTTGTTGTCATTCTTAACAAATTGGTTGGGTAGTTGTCTAATTTGTTGAAGTTTTTGTGATGTGTGATGTACTTATCGTTAGAAATTTGTTCAATATCCAAATTTCTAACACACTCATGAGATATAATTCTGTGTGTAAATTTATAATGATTTGTTGATGGATTATAAACCTTTTCATAGCCTTTAATGTGCACATTAGACTCATTAGTGACTAATGTGTAAAATGGCATCAAACTATCCCCAGATAGTAATTCGTCAGCTCTTTTATATTTGCCATTACGAAGCATGAATTCGTGATCAACAGTAGTTTCAACAAAATTGCCGTCATCAAGATGAATTTTTAATATTTCGCTATCTTTTCTCGTTAAATCACACCAAACTATTTTACCTGTTACTATATTCTTGGTTTCATCCTGTACAGCATACGTCCAAATATCGTTTGACGGATTATCCTTCAATCTATCTGATATTTCTTTAATGGTAATTGTTTCGCCATTTAGTAATGGAACCATTGTATTATATTTGACAGGGGTATTTCTTGTCCAGAATGGTAGGTTCGTGTTAACATTTAGAATATTGTAGTAGAAATCCTCTAA